TTGAGGGCGCATCAGGTGAGAACGGATTCGTACTCCTGGTTGCAGAGCCTCCGAGAATCCTATGCCCCTGTGGTAAGGGGGATGCCCTGCGCGAACTCTCTGGCCAGGTGGAGATGGAAAATGCCAACTGAACAATACATAGTCGGCAACCCCCGCGATATCCCCAAGGGCATACGCATCCTGGAGTTCCAGGGCCAGGAGTGGTACGAGGGTGACGCCTTCGTCCGGCCCGAGGGAATGGACGAGCCGGACTACCAACGACTGACTGACCGTGGTTTCATTGTGAAGACGGGAGGACCGATTGGCTAAGAAGTCTGGTCTCAGTGGGTTGTTCTTTGTCCACGGGTTCGACCTCAGCGGTGATGTAGGGTCCCTCAGCCGCATCGGTGCAAGCAAGAGCGTTCTGGAGGTCACCTCCATCGATAAGAGTGGTGTGGAACGGCTGACCAAGCTGGGCGACGGCGCCATTGAGTTCCGCACTTTCTTCAATGACGCAGCCGAAAAGAGCCACGTAGCGCTAAAAGCGGTTCCCACAACGGACATCATAGCGATGTACGTCCAAGGGGGCGCTGTGGGTGATGAGGCGGCCTGTCTGGTAGGCAAGCAGAGTAATTACGACCATGAGCGGGGCGAGGATGGCTCCCTGGCGGCCACCGTCCTGGTAGAGGCCAATGCTGTCCCGCTGGAATGGTGCCTGATGCTCACGGCGGGTATTGATACCTTTGCTTCCTCTGGCGCGGGTGCGAGTAAGAACGATGGCGCTTCATCCGCTAATGGTTTACGAGGGTACCTGGAGATTGTGGATATTGCCTCCGGGACTCCAACCGTTGTCATCGAAGATTCGCCGAATAACTCCACCTGGACAACACTCAAGGCGTTTGCCGCCGTGACGGCTGGCAATGAGCCCACCGCCGAACGCGTCACCGTGACGGGTACTGTGGACCAGTACCTGCGCCTCAACCTCACGGGGACATTCACGGACGCGGACATCGCCGTCGCGTACCAGCGGGGTAGCGCCAAGGACGATGAGGATTTGAGCTAATGGTTACGCGGGACCCCAGGCGCTATCAGAGCTTCGCCGCGAAACTGCCTCCAGGCCACTGGGAGCGCATATCCTGCCGTGATGCTGACTGTGGGGCTCATCTGATGGGCTGGCAGACAATCGTGCCGACCGGGAGCGACCTGGCCCTGGCGATCCGAACACACGAGTATGGCAAGCGGCATTTCACAGAGGTGCTGAGTGAGCATGGGATGAGTGCGTTTCGCTTTGCCCAGGGGCAGACCTGCTTTCGGATACACCAACGGCAGATCAGGCCACCAACCTTGACACACGGCACCGTCGAGCGGGTACGAACGCTGAACGCCGAGCAATGGCTTGAAACATGGAACGAAGAATCTTACAAGGTCAACCGGGACATAGAGAAAGGATAACGATATGGCGAAGGAAGCTCCCGCAATCACGGTGAACCTGGATGACAGTGCGAACTCCTCCAGGGACATCAGCAACGACGTCAACAGCCTGAGTTGGAGGATGCCCCGGGCGACACAGGAGATCACGGGTGTGGATAAGTCCGCCGTAGAGCGGCTGAAGCTCCTGGCGAACCTGTCGCACGCTGTCCTGAAAGACCACAACACGACTACGCAGGAGCGGGATATGTCGCTCGTAATGAGCGGGCAGACGCTCACCAGCGACGTGTGGATAACAAGCTACGATTTGGACCGCCCCATTACTGGCGAGCTCACCTGGACTAGCGAGATCGTATTGGCCGATGGCGTCGCCCCGGCGTGGTCATAGGAGAGCGATATGAGCGAACAGTTTACCGTTCCGCGTAGGACTGCCAAGCTCCAGTTGCACGACGAATATGAGGGGGCCTGGATGCGGGTCAAGATCGACGTACCTCTAGGAGTGCGCTTTGAAATGCTGCGTCGCCATCAAGCGATGCCGGATAACGAGGAGCGTGCGTCTGGGAGCGATCTTATAGGAGCCGCCACGGACCTCTTCGGATTCTTCTGTGAACACTACCTGCTGGAATGGAACCTTCAGGAAGAGGACGGCTCTGCTCTCCCTGCCAACATCGATGGGTTCCTTGAACTGCCCCCTGATCTGGCAGCGGCGGTCATTACGGCAACGCTACAGGGCGGAATCGAGGTCCCGCCCCCTTTAGTCTCCGCATCCGACAATGGAAACACACCGGCGGCTATCTCGATATTAGCGGGATCGTCGTTGGAGGCCCCCCTCCCGAGCTAGTCGAAGCGCGGTTCCTGGATGGCCTCTGCCAACGGTGGGGATGCCCCCCGACGGTCATCTTAGATCAGCCCTCCGACCTGGTACTGGGCATGATGGCCCTCCTGCATGAGGCAGGAGACTTGAACACGGAGGGCACGGAGCCGCCAGCCGCCAGCCCGGAAGAACCGGCGATGCCAGCCAAGTTAGAAGCGTTGAGCAAAGCGAGTGAGACATGGCAGTCAACGAAGTAGTGATAGACGTCAGGACTGATACGGCCAAGGCGAAGAAGGGGCTGGAAGGCATCTCCCAGACTGCCAAAAAGGTCGGCCTGGGTCTGACGGCTATGGGGGCTGTTGGTGTCGTGGCGATCAAGAGTTTCGTGACTGCTGCCCTGGAGCAGGAAAAGGCTATGAAAACCCTCGCGGCCACAGTGGAAGCGACGGGCACCAACTTTGATACCGTGCGGGAGCAGATCGAGGCTACCACGCAAGCCCTCCAGGACAAGACCAACTTTGGGGATGAGCAACAAATACGGGCGCTGTCTCAGCTCATCCCGATCTTCGGCAATGTCAATGATGCGCTTGCGGCGCTACCCGTGCTGCTCGATGCTTCTGCCTCTAGTGGTAAAAGCCTAGAGACCGTCGTCAGCACAATGGGTCGGGCCCTTTCCGGGGCGACCAATACGTCCATTATCTTGGGTGTCACATTCGACAAAACAGCGACCTTCGCAGAGCGGCTCGCCATTGCCCAGGGCAAAGTAGGAGGAGCGGCAGAGGCGAACGTCGATCCGATGATTCAATTGAGCAATACTATGGGCGACTTCAAAGAGGTCATCGGGGCGCAACTGCTGCCGGTCATCATCCCCCTCATTGCGGGTTTTGGCGACATCATCGAGAGAGTCTCCACGATAAACCCGATCCTTCTGAAAGTGGGGGTGCTGGCGCTCGCTGGTGCCGTGGGATTTGCAGCGATTGCAGGGCCGATTCTTCTTTTCGTCGGCTTCCTCCCTGCCCTCATCACTGGTTTTGCGGCCCTTGGCCCGGCCATAGCGATTGCCACAGGACCCATTGGTCTCATCGTACTGGCGATAGCAGGCTTGATTGCGGCTGGTCTCTTGATCATCAAGAACTGGGACAAGATCAAGGAGGCAGCGACGGTTACCTGGACCGCCATCAAGGATTCCTTCCAAACCGTCTTCGAGACTTTACCCACTATTCTCAAAGGCGTCATCAATGTCATTATTGGTCAGTTTAACGCGCTCATAAAGATGTGGAACGACCTCACCTTCGGTATTCCCCCCATCACGGCCCTGGGGAAAACCATCTTTCCGGGTATAAACGTGTCGACGCCCAACATTCCACTGATTCCCAGCCTGGCCCACGGTGGCATTGTTACCCGGCCCACGCTCGCCGTTGTGGGAGAAGCGGGGCCAGAGGCTATCATACCCCTGGGGGGCAATGCAGATGGTAACAATGGCCTGGCCGCAGCGATCAAGGAAGCCCTGTCCGAGATTCGCTTTGTCATCGATATCGACGGGCGAGAGCTGGCCGTGGTCCAGGGCACGGACGCCTTTAACGAAGAACAGGTGAGGAGTCGCTGATGGTCTGGACTTACGATCTCCTCAACGATGACACCACGCTGAACCTGAACGGCAACACCGATTATTCGGTGCTACAGCAGGGGTTCTCTGCTCCGCCCCCGCGGCGGCGCCTGTCCCAAGCCGGCAACATATTCCGTCATGGAGCGGACCTGTTGGAACGTCGCTATGACAACCGCCGCGTGGTCGTCCCGCTGCGGATCAGGAGCACGAGCCAGGACGACCTCATCACCAACATCAACGCCATACAAGCTCTGCTGGAGCGTGGCGCAGAGTTCGCCACCCGGGGTCTTGGGTCCCAGTTGAAACTCCGTCGTCAGTGGGACGGGGCTACTAACAGCGTGGACTTCCACGTCCTGGAGGGCATCCTGTCCCTGCCGGAGGCTGGCGCCATGCACGCGGTCAACACGGAGATGATACCTGCCCGGCTGGAACTCCTCTGCCAGCCCTTCGCCTTTGGGTCCGCGGAGACCATCGAGAACTTCGTCGATGACCCTGGCTTTGAGGTGGCGGGGACGGCCCTGGCCGACTGGACAGAGTCCATCACGGCCACCGGGACCACTGCCAGGGACACCTCGGTGAAGAAACATGGTGCCGCTAGTCTAAAACTGGTGATGACCAACTCCGCGGGAACTGGGGAAATCGTGGAACGGAATCAGACCCTAACGGACATTGACGCCGCGGAGGTCTGGAGCTATCAGTGCTGGGTACGAATTGATGCCTTGTCCAACTGCAAGGTGGTGTTCGAAGTAGACTACACGGGTGGCACCCCAGACATCACGGTCGAGTCCACCACGGTGGGGGCCTCGGCTTTCGTCAAGCTCACCCTGTCGAATAAGACAGCACCCTCCAGTACAACCGCGGCGGTCATCAGGTGCCGGCTGGAATCCACGGCGGCCAGTGCCACAGGGACGGTGTACTTCGATAGCATCCTAGTCGTTCTTGCATCGTCTGTGCCCACGGCCTGGGTCTCTGGGCGAAACGTAAGAAATCACTTCGACGACGATGGGCAGGCCCATATCAATTACCTTGATTTGGAGGATATTCCCGGCGATGTCCCGGCGCTCCTCCAGGTGAAGGCGGCGGAAGATGAGAATCATACGAAGTTTTGGATGGGGGCGAGGTATGCCGGCCGCCAGTTAGATGCGGGTATTTTCCACGAAGGAGAGGCCTTCGGCACCTGGCCCAGTGAACCGAGCGACGGCAGCCCCAGTGGTGGCAACTACGGGGAGACGGGGCCTAGTCTAGATGTTGACGCGGTGAGTAGTGGCGATGGCGGGCCAGGGACTAGCCTCACCGTCTCTCACACCTGCACGGGAAGCAACCGTATTCTCGTTGTTGTGGTCAGTGCTCGCGGCAATGCGAGTAATGAGCGTGTTCCTTCTGGTGTCACGTATGCTGGCGCGGCAATGACTAGCCTTGGCGGTGTGACTAATGACAAGTATCGGGTTTCGTTCTGGGCCAAAGTCGCCCCTGCAACAGGGGCGAACAACATAGTGGCGTCATTTGCCGCGACCTTCACCGATTGTATTTTGGGTGGCGTGAGTTTTACAGGCGCACTCCAGTCAAACCCTAGCGCTCCTAATACGGCCTCGGGCACTAGCACTGCCCCCTCAGTCGCCGTCACCGCCACCGATGGAGCTTACATCGTCGATGGTCTGGTCGCTGAGGGTACAGTTACCGCTACGGTGCATTCCAGTCAAACGCAACGATGGAACAGGGGCGCTCCGAACGCCAACACTCGCGGGACGGGCAGCACGGAACGCGCTACGTCCACATCGGTGACAATGAGTTGGACGTTAAGTGTGTCCAAGATCTGGGCTATCGCTGGTGTAACTGTCAAACGATTAGCAACAGCTCTCAGCGTGGCGGCTGCTGATCCCACAATTCAGAGTAAGTCCATCTCCACACCGCCCAAGGGTCTCTACCGTGTCCTGGCGCGTGCCCGCCGGACTGCCACGGACGAGGCTCACTATCTGGGCATTGGCTATAGCTACGGTGACATCACCAAAGACCCAAGTG